CCCCGGTTGGGGGCGGGCGCCGGGGGCACCCGGGGCCCCCCGGGCGGGTGGCGCTGGTCGGGGAAACCATCGATCAGGTGCGTGAGGTGATGATCTTTGGCGAAAGCGGGATCCTTGCCTGTTCACCCCCTGACCGCCGCCCGGTGTGGGAGGCGACCCGGAAGCGTCTGGTCTGGCCGAATGGTGCCGTGGCGCAGGTGTTTTCCGCACATGAGCCCGAAAGCCTGCGTGGCCCACAGTTCGATGCGGCCTGGGTCGATGAGTTGGCGAAATGGAAGAAGGCCGAGGAGACCTGGGACCAGTTGCAGTTCGCGCTGCGTCTGGGACCAAACCCGCAGCAGGTTGTGACGACTACGCCGCGGAATGTCGCGGTGCTGAAGGCCATCCTGAACAACCCCTCGACCGTGGTGACCCATGCTCCGACCGATGCCAACCGGGCGCATCTGGCGGCCTCGTTCCTTGAAGAGGTGAAGGCGCGCTATGGCGGCACGCGGCTTGGGCTGCAGGAACTGGATGGAGCGCTGCTGGAGGATGCCGAAGGCGCGCTTTGGACCAGTGCCATGCTTGAGCGCGGGCGGGTCGACGAAGTGCCTGCGCTGAGCCGCATCGTGGTGGCGGTTGACCCACCGGTCACGGGGCATGCCGGGTCGGATGAATGCGGAATCGTTGTCGTGGGCGCTGTGACGGATGGACCGGTGCAGGATTGGCGGGCCTATGTGCTTGAAGATGCGAGCGTGCAGGGCACCTCGCCCGATGGCTGGGCCCGCGCCGCAATAGAGGCGATGCAGCGCCATGGCGCAGACCGGCTGGTGGCCGAAGTCAATCAGGGCGGCGATCTGGTGCAGGCGGTGATCCGTCAGGTCGATCCGCTGGTAAGCTTCAAGGCGGTGCGTGCCAGTCGCGGCAAGTCCGCACGGGCCGAGCCGGTGGCGGCGCTTTATGAGCAGGGCCGGGTGCATCATCTGCGCGGTCTGGCACGGCTTGAGGACCAGATGTGCCGGATGACGGCGCGTGGCTATGAAGGGCGTGGCTCGCCCGACCGGGTGGATGCGCTGGTCTGGGCGCTGACCGCGCTGATGGTGGACCCGGCGCAAGCCGTGCAGCGTCCGCAGGTGCGGCGCCTGTAGGGTCGGGCCGTTCGGCCCGATGCCTTCGGCGAGGGTATTTGGGCCAAGAGGAATACAGGAGTTTCCGGGATTTGGGCGGCGCTTCGGGCGCGGCACGGAACAGGTTTGCCTGAGGCAAGGAGAACAGGATGATCTTCGAATTTCTGCGGCGCGCCGAAAAGGCTGTGCCTGAACAGAAGGCCTCGGCCACGGGGCGGGTGGTGGCATTTGGCACCTCGGGCCGTGTCGCCTGGAGCCCGCGCGACGGGGTGAGCCTTGTGAAGAACGGGTTTCAGGGGAATCCGGTTGGCTTTCGGGTGGTCAAACTGATCGCCGAGGCCGCGGCGGCGCTGCCTCTGGTCCTGCAGGATACCGGACGGCGCTATGAGGCGCATCCGGTGCTTGACCTGATCCGCCGGCCCAACCCGGCGCAGGGCCGCGCCGATCTGTTCGAGGCGCTTTACGCGCAGCTTCTGCTGAGTGGGAACGGATATCTGGAGGCGGTGCCCGGAGCAGGTCGTTTGCCTGCGGAGGTGCATGTTCTTCGCAGTGACAGGATGAGCCTCGTGCCCGGCGCGGACGGCTGGCCGGTGGCCTATGACTATACGGTCGGCGGGCGCAAGCACCGTTTTGACATGACCGGGCCGGTGCCGCCGATCTGCCACATTCGCAGTTTCCACCCGCAGGACGACCATTACGGCTTGTCGCCCATGCAGGCGGCGGCGGTGGCGGTGGATGTGCATACCAGCGCCTCGGCCTGGTCGAAGGCGCTGCTGGACAATGCGGCACGCCCGTCCGGGGCCATCGTCTATCGTGGTGCCGACGGGGCAGGATCGCTGACGCCCGATCAATACGACCGCCTGGTGGGTGAGCTGGAGGCCAACCATCAGGGCGCCCGCAATGCCGGCCGGCCGATGCTGCTGGAAGGGGGGCTCGACTGGAAGCCGATGGGCTTTTCCCCGAGCGATATGGAGTTCCACGAGACGAAACTTTCCGCCGCGCGCGAGATTGCCATCGCCTTTGGGGTGCCGCCGATGCTGATCGGGATTCCGGGCGATGCGACCTATGCCAACTATCAGGAGGCGAACCGCGCCTTCTATCGGCTGACGGTGCTTCCGCTGGTCTCGAAGGTGACGGCAGCTGTGTCGCACTGGCTGGAGCATTTCACGGATGAGGCGGTGGAGCTGCGTCCGGATCTGGATCAAGTGCCCGCACTGGCGGTTGAGCGCGATCAACAGTGGGCGCGCGTCGGGGCTGCCGATTTTCTGACCCAGGCCGAGAAGCGCGCGCTGCTTGGTCTGCCCCCGCTGGCGGAGGGCGAATGACCAAGCCGGGCGAGGGTGGATCACGCTTTCTCTACGACAGCTTCGACGCCGCGCACGCGCGCATCGATGCCAATGAACGCGTGGCCGAAGAGCGCTGGCACGCGCTGGAATACCGGCTGGGCCGGATCGATGACGCGCTGGAGCGCTTGGAAAAACGCATCTGGCTGGGGGTTTACGGCGTCGCGGCCTTTCTGCTGGCGCAGGGGGCAGAGGCGCTGCTGAAAGCGGCGATGAGGTAGGCAATGGGTTACATCAGCGGGTTTGGCGCGCCAGAGCGCAAGTTCATGGCCTTGGCGCCAGGGACAGAGAACACTTTGGCCGTGCATGACGGTCAGTTGATCGAGGGCTACGCGAGCCTTTTCGGTAAACCGGATCAGGGGGGTGATGTGGTGGTGCGCGGCGCCTATGCCGGATCACTTGAGCGGCTCAGGGCCGCGGGCCGCAGGGTCAAGATGCTGTGGCAGCACGACCCGACGCAGCCCATCGGCATCTGGGACGAGGTGCGCGAGGATGCGTCGGGCCTTTGGGTCAAGGGGCGCATCCTGGCCGAGGTCGAAAAGGGGCGCGAGGCAGCAGCGCTTTTGCAGGCGGGCGCCATTGACGGTCTGTCGATCGGCTACCGCACCGTGAAATCAGAACGCGATGGGCGGGGGCGCAGGCTTCTGACCGAGCTGGAGCTGTGGGAGGTGTCGCTGGTGACCTTTCCCATGCTTCCCGAAGCGCGGGTGGCGGCGAAGGGGGATGCCCTCGACGACACCTGGCGATCACTGGCGCAGATATTCGACGACGCGCGCCGCACCTTGGCCGAACGCTGAGGCGGCCTTTCACTGAAACCGTTTGGGGGAATGACGATGACCGAGACAACGGCTCGGGGCGCTGGCGACATGCCAGATGCCCAGGACCAGAGGCTGCATCCGGGGGTGGAGGTCAAATCCGCTGTGGCCGGATTCCTGAATGAGTTCAAGCTCTTTCAGGGTGAAGTGAAGTCTGCGTTGCAACAACAGGAAGAGCGACTGACCATGCTGAATGCCAAGACGATGACCCATGGCCGCCCGGCGCTGTCGACCCGCGCCGAGGTCGAGGTGCCCCATGTGAAGGCGTTCGACGCCTATATCCGCACCGGCGATGACGATGCGCTGCGCGGGCTGTCGCTGGAAGGCAAAGCCATGTCGACGGCGGTGGCGGCAGACGGCGGATATCTGGTCGACCCCCGCACCTCGGATACGATCCGTTCGATGCTGGTCTCGACTGCCAGCCTGCGGGCGCTGGCAAATGTGGTGCAGGTTGACGGGCCGTCGTTCGATGTGCTGATCGACCGCACCGAGGTTGGCTCGGGCTGGTCGACCGAGACGGCCGGCCAGACCGAGACCTCGACCCCTGCGGTCGAGCGGATCTCGATCAAGCTGCATGAGCTGTCGGCAATGCCAAAGGCCAGCCAGCGTCTGCTGGATGACAGCGCCTTTGACGTCGAGGGCTGGCTGGCAGGCAAGATCGCAACCCGGTTCATCCGAGCGGAATCTGCGGCCTTCATCACTGGTGACGGCGTCGACAAGCCCAAGGGTATCCTGCTTCCGGCAAAGGTTGCGAATGACGCCTGGACCTGGGGCAGCCTTGGCTATGTGCCGACGGGCGCTGCGGCGGATTTCGCGACGACCAATTCGGCAGACTGCATCATCTCGCTGGTCTATGCGCTTGGCGCCGAGTACCGGGCGAATGGCGCCTTCATCATGAATTCGAAAACCGCGGGCGCGGTGCGCAAGATGAAGGATGCTGACGGCCGCTTCATGTGGTCCGACGGTCTGGCGGCGGGTGAGCCCGCACGGCTTCTGGGCTATCCGGTGCTGATCTGCGAGGACATGCCTGATATCGCGGCCAATG